CCGTCACTGTACCAAATCCTCCGCTACTGTACCTATACCCTGTTTGGATCAGTGGTTGTGGTATGTATGCTTGGGCTAGTTATACTAGGCGATCATTCGGTATGTTGGCTAACTACATCTTGTTAGTAAGTATTGATAGTGTCGGTTTGATTAGGATGATATCACAATGATTAGTAATATAGTCGAGCTTCCAAGCAGAATTGGTTACTTACAAACAAAATTTAATTTATCCGATTTAAAGCCGTTAATCGATGAAATTAAACGTATTAGTCGGAGCACGGCTGATGTAGAGAACATGACCTGGGATCTAGCAGGACAAATTGAAAAAGAATTTAAATTAACCGATTCCGTTCCATTTTTACAAAATCTTATAATTCCTTATCTTAAAGAGTTTGATAGCAAGTTTCGATACATGGAAGAAATAGCCATGTTAAGCGAAGATTGTGATTTATATTTAAAAAGAGCCTGGGTGAATTTTCAGAAGAAATACGAATACAATCCTGTACACAAACATAACGGAGTTTTTAGTTTTGTTATTTGGCTTAATATTCCTTTTACCACAGACGAAGAACTTGCTGTTAGTCCAGGGAAGACTAGTAACAATCCATATAGTAGTGGTGAGTTTTGTTTTTATCATACAACTGGATTAGGAAAAATTGTTCCTCATAGGATAGTGTGTGATAAGTCAACAGAAGGAACAATGTTAGTATTTCCAGCATCGTTACCACATAGCGTTAATCCTTTTTTTAGTAATGACCAGTATCGAATTACTGTAAGTGGTAACTTCTTTTTTAAAGTTGGGAATAAAAATGACTGATATAGATGATAAAAGATTAGAAGAACTTGTAGCTAAATTAGACGAAGTAATACAACAATTCCCCGATATGGCTCCTCACAATATTAGTGCTATANTANTNAGTCGTGTTACACTATTNATGACAATGGATCCTAGTACAGGAAAAGAATTNCTTAAATATGTATGGACTCAATTAGACGANATAGAGCAAGCAGACCCNGGGAGTATGATACNATGACAACATTTACATCAGAAGATAGAATTAAAGCCTACGAAGGATCTAAGTGGGTAGGATTTACCAGTAGAGAAGAATTTACAGTACTGGCAGTTTGGAACCCTAATGAAGAAAGCGACCCTTGGATCCGTTATCGAAATCAAGACGACAGCGAATTTACCTGTAGGCTTGAAGCATTTTTAACTAGATTTACACCCCTACCACAACAATAACATGCGTATACTAGTTACTGGCCACGAGGGATTTATTGGCCGTAACATGTTGGCATGGCTTAATCACGAAGAAGGATGGCATGTAGACGGTTACGAGTGGGATCCAGCCGAGTTCCCAGATGTAAGTAGTTACGACTGGGTTATACATTTAGGTGCTATTGCCGACAACACTGGCACAGATATTGATACCATCTTAAGACAAAACTTAGAGTTCAGTCAGCGACTGTTTAACGAGTGTAATCTACACGGCACACATTTACAATATGCCAGTAGCAGTACCGTCTACGGCAATACTAAGAACTTTAGCGAGCATGGTCCTTGTAATCCACAGACTCCTTATGCGTGGAGCAAGTACTTGTTTGATCGCTGGGTATTTCAACAGCCTATTAATATTTACGTACAAGGTTTTCGTTACTTCAATGTATACGGCAAATGGATGCACTTGCGAGGCAATCGTGCCAATGCCATACATAAATGGCGTACACAGGCTCGCAAAGAAGGTAAAATTACTGTATGGGAAAATGCTGAAAATATCAAACGTGACTGGACATGGGTAGGCGATGTTTGTCGTTTACACATAGACTTTATTAAACAAGTAAACGGTTCTGGTATTTGGAACTGCGGATCTGGCCTGGCACACAGCTTTTTAGACATAGCAGAAGAAATTGCTGAAATAGAAGGCGCCTCTATAGAGTTTGAACCCATGCCACTGATTGAACAAACACGATTACGAACAAAAACCTGCGCTGATCTAACTTTACTCAAACAAACTATAGGAAAACGCCAGTGGTTAAATGTATTTGAGTTTCTAAATCAATAAATACATGACCATGCGAATATCCGAAATAGTAACAGAAAAAGCCAGCCGTGCGCTATGCCAAAGCGGCCGCCCAGACAGCGATTTGGTGCTAGTAATCTAGCCAGCTGTAAGAGTCAAGGATTTCGCGCTCGTGACGGCGAAAAGAGCCATTTGATTGGACACGGTTCTACCGCTACCCGCATTACAGTAGGCGGCAAGCGTATCAAAGGCAAAAAGTACGGCGGCCCTCTTCCAGACTACGGCACAAGGAAAGATCAGAAATGAGAATTAAAGAAATAATCAAAGAAGCTGTAGACAAGGATGTAATGGCTTTACAGCGCGAACTTAAGGCTAAAGGTGCCAATTTAGGTGATTTTGGTCCTAAAGGAGATGGTATTGACGGACGGTTAGGACCTTACACGCGTCGTGCCGCTGACAAATTTCCTGAAATTGCCAGCAAGTATAAAGATGTCTTGGCTAGACCTAACAGCGTTGACGCACAGAAAGTTGATGTTTCAACCATCCAAGATCCAGATTTTAAGACAAAGTTAGAAAAAATAGCCAAGCTATTAGGAACTACTTCAGGAGCAATGTTAGCTGTTATGAAACAAGAATCTGGTGTTAATCCAGCCGCGCAAAACAAACAAGGTGGAGCTTCGGGACTTATACAGTTTATGCCTGACACTGCTAGAATGTTAGGCACAACTACAGATGAGCTTAGAAAGATGGACGGAGTTCAACAGTTAGATTATGTCTACAGATATTACAAATATACGGGAGTGGGAGATGGCTCGGTAGGCGATCTCTACATGGCTACTTTCATGCCTAAATATATTGGATATCCGGATAATTTTGTATTAGGAAAACTCGGCGCTCCTGGATTCAGCGGCAAAGTGTATGATCAGAATAAAGGTCTAGATAGAAATAAAGACGGAGCAATTACAGTCGCCGATGTAAAACAATCTGTATCACGTTTCGCATAACTAAATACCTGATGAATTTAGCAGGTAATATATTAATCGCACCCCCAGCCGTCAAAGGCAACTTCTGGTACAAGACTGTAATAATGATCACAGAGCATCATGCTCAAGGATCAGTTGGCTTGGTCTTGAACAAACGCAGTAATGTAAGTCTTAAAGAGTTTGGTGAACAAGTTGGATACCGATTAGATATTCCTGGATTTGTCTACATGGGTGGTCCTGTCAACACTAAGAATCTTTGTTTCCTACATAGCAACGAATGGTCCTGTAGCAATACACTACGCATTACTAATGAATTTAGTCTTAGTAGCAGTGAAGATATCCTACCAAGATTAAGTTTAGGAGATAGCCCAATATATTGGAGACTATTCCTAGGCTTATGCGGGTGGGCGCCGGGGCAACTACAAGGAGAACTTAATGGTGATCCTCCTTGGAACAAGGCACATAGTTGGTGTACAAGCACAGCTGATTTTGATCTAGTGTTTGGATCGGATAATAAAGATCAATGGTGCGCGGCGTTGGATCGAAGTGCTCAAGAATTTGCTCAAAACATCTTATTGTAATCATTGTTGACATAAGTACAATATGAGCGTATAATTTATACTTCATAGGTTGGGTCTGTAAACACAATCAAAAGAGGTTAATCATGGCAGATACTCTGCTACTTAATGCTGACGGCAATCCAGTGTCATACATGCCACTCAGCACACTAATTTGGGAAGACGCTATCAAATATATGGTTCTAGACAAGGCCGATGTATTGGCATGGCACGACAATTGGATTGTTCATTCAGCCACTTGGGAAACTCCTGTGCCCAGTGTCATGATACTTCGCGAATACATGAAACCAAAATTAACTGTACGATTTAGCCGTAGCAATGTTTACCTACGAGACAACGGACAATGCCAATACTGTGGTGATAAAATCGGCCGTAGCGAATCAACACTAGATCACGTTATTCCTGTAAGCAAAGGCGGTAAAAGCACGTGGGAAAACTGTACCACTGCCTGTGCTCCTTGTAATTCAAACAAGAGTGATAGCACTAAGGGCTGGCGTCCTAAAATCAAACCTTACAAGCCAGAGTTCTATGAACTTGTAAATAAGCGTAAGAAAGAATCATTTAATGTGAGGTATGAAGAATGGAACCAGTTTCTACGTTGAAAAAAGCATTTTGGAACTTATTAGGCTTTGCCAGTCTTGGCATGGCCTATATAGGTGTAATCACTCCAGGTATACCGTTTAGTATATTTGTAGTGTTTGCGGCCTATTGCTTTGCCAAGGTTAATCCTAAAATGCATGCGTGGCTATACAATCACAAATTGTTTGGCCCGTTCCTGACCAACTGGAATGAGAAACGTGTTTTTCCTTTCAACGGCAAGATATTCATGGTTGTCATGATGGACAGTAGTCTTGTAATTATGTGGTTTACCACCCATAATCTAAAGGCTATTGCATGGACAGCCGCATGTATGTTCTTAGTAGCTGTATGGGCTTGGCGCTTTCCAAGTACCCCAGAAGAATACACTCGCCGAAAAGAAGCTGGCGAAAAGATAGGCTGGTTCAAATAATATCATAAATAGTAGTACTTTATTAAAGGAGTACTACTCAATGAAAAAATATCTTTTAGGCTTGGTTCTAGCCTTAGTTAGTGTTAGCAGTTTCGCATGGACACAACG